CCCTAAGGATATTAAACCTCTTCTTGAAAAATATATTAAAAAAATGGAAGGTGGATTACCCTCTGAAAAAGCTTACGATCTTTTAGATAAATATGAAACAAAGGCTAATGAAATGTTAAAGAAAAGATTTAATATGGATAAACCTTTATACGAGGATTGATATGGCTGAGAAAAGAATTTTACCCCTTCCCCCATATTTACGCTTTTTGTTTGATGTTCCTAGCGTTGCTAATGCTGAGATCACGAGCCAAGAAACACTTATGGCGTTAGAGAAAGATAAGGATAAAAAAGACAAGAAGAAAGTGCCAGGGAACAAGGATCAAGGGCCCGAAACTCCTTCAGAGCCACCTGAAGATCCAAGAGAGCCAATGACAGGGCTGCCTTATGATATTTTAGGTGAATTATTTGATATAGCGAAAGATGTTTCTAAAACGTTGTCTGGCGATGAAGATAAAAAAACTGTTGAAATACAAGTAGAAGAGAAAAAAGAGCCAAAAACAGTTACTTATACGATCTCAGGCAAACCGATTACCGATCAAGATTTAGCGGAAGAAGTGTCAAAATTATCGACAGAGCAATTGAATAAAGAAAGAAGATACTATTTAAATGCTTTTAATGATCCCACCTCGGCTCTTGGACCAGGGCGCTGGAAACGAGCCTTAGAAGCTTTACCTACAATGCCTCAGGGTTTGACATTGCGAGATTTTATGTCCCCTAAATATAATAAAAAGATTAATGTTAATAATTTAAGGATGCATGGGGCTCATGCTCGATTAGACGCTATTATGGATGAATTAAGAAAAAGAGAGGATTTCGATCCAAGTGCCGTGCAACAAGAGTCTTTTAGTGATTTATTGTCAGCTTCATCAGAAAATCTGTCAAAGATTAAAGAAGCAGAAAGACAAGTTAATTATTTTAGGGAAAGAGGATTGGATGAGGAAGCAGATAAATTGGAGAATCAAATTGCAGATTTTAAGAAAAGAAACAATATATAGTTATTTTTATAACAATTATTATATAAAAAATTTTTTCATTTCATTTTTTTCACGTAATGGAGTAATGATGTATATATTATATATATATTTCAATAGTTTTAGCCATTACCTCGCCAATACTTTAGCCTTACCTCATTACTTCAGTAAAAATAAAAATGCTTGAAATTATTGACTTTTGCCCTTTATGTGGATTAGATATAGAAGAAGATTGTGAATGTTATGGCTAAAAATCATGGTGATATAATAGAGAAAGACGGATTGACCAGAAGACAAAGGTCTTTTGCTCAAATCTTAGTCAAAGAAAATGGTAGAGCCACTCCAACAGAGTGTGCCAAACTTGCTGGATATTCTGAACACTCAGCAACACAGATAGCTTGTAATTTACAAAACCCTAAAATGTTTCCTCGTGTTGTAGAATATATTGATGAACTCACAAAAGATTATGCCCAGGCGGCGAAAATAGATTTTATGAAACACGCAAGGGAAATGGCAAGACTAAGAGATTTAGCTATTGAGAAAGATCAGTTCAGCGCAGCGATTAATGCTGAGTATCGAAGAGGATTGCTTGGTGGCTTTTATGTTGATCGTAAAGAGGTGGTAACTGCTAGCCTTGATAATATGTCCAGAAAAGAATTAAAAGAAAAATTAGAAAAATATAAGCAAGAAAATCAATTGATCCAAGATGCTGAATGGAAAGAGATTGAAAATAATTCTGAAGAAAATTAATTTTATATTTGACAATCCCATAAAGTTAGAATAACAATTTACATATGGAGTCAGAAAGGAGAGAACACGATACTTTCACAATGAGCAGATTATCAAATGTTAATTTCTCCTCGCTTTTAACTACTAGCAAGTTTGCTCGTTTGAAAGACTTTTTACTCCATGCGTACAGGGTAGTAATGGCTCTAAGTTATATGAGGTTGGGAAGTGATCATCCAACTATATGATAATCTATGGAGAAACCCCCTGACACAGTGCTAGGCTTGTTTCCTTAATTCTCATTTTCTTGGACAGGTCTAGCACTTCTTAAAAAGGAGATAATATGAAAACATTTAAAGCAATAGCCGAGTGGACTACTACTCACGAATTAATCATAGAAGCAAACAATATTGATGAAGCTCTTGATAAGGGTGCAACAAATCAAGTTGTTATGGAAAAAAGAATTTCATCAGCTGGTTATGTTGTAAAAAAAATAGAAGAGATTGGAGAAGTGCAAAATGGAGTGGACAAAACCAATGATTGACGGACATGATATTACAATTGATGAAGAGGATTTAGACGAGCAATTACAAAACTTAATTACTCATTTTTATCCTGATGCTGAGATTAATCAAACTGATGATTTAATTATGAAAAGATATGAGGATATTAAATTACAGTTAGTCGATTTGATAATGGATATCTGGGATGAAAAAAAGTAAATACAAAGTTTATGTTTATGAAGCTTATACAAAAGTGTATGAGGTCAAAGCAGAAAGCGAAATTGATGCAATCGTAGAAATTGAACGAAACGGGGAGAGAATGAATGAAGTACAAATAACAGGAAAAATTAACGGACAAATTTTACCAAAGAAAACTAAGATAGAAGAATTTAGAATAGAGGAGGTTGTAATAGAATGATTTTACGTTGGTTGCTAGAAAAATTAGCGAAGTTTGTTGAAAAGATCACATAATAATATAAAGATAAATTAATTCCCTCTTTAACTTAGCCCTCCTAAATATTGGAGGGCTTTTTCATTTGACATTTTAAAAAAATATTCCTATAATATCCCAATTAATATTTATGGAGAGAAACATGAAACTTAATCAAACATTAAGAACTCAGATACTTGACGAGCATGGTCGTATCTATTTACAAACAAAAACTGATGAGAGAAAAAAATTAGATGAGGAAGTAGAAACTTTTAGATCCTTACGTTTAGCTTCTCATGAGATTGTTAAAAAAATGTGCTATGAACTTTTTGGTGATCAGGATTTAGCCACCCTACGAAAGTATGGATTGACAACCACAAGGCATGAGTTCAATGCAGAAACAACTTTTGACATAGAACAAGAGGAGGATACTTACATAGACGGATTTAAAGAAACAATTAAAGTTAAGAAGCCTTACTATCATAATTGGAAAAATAGCCCGATTAGTTTTTCTTTAGATAGTAAGCACTTAGCTTGTTTGTACTTTGATGATTTCTTAAAGAACAAATTTAATCCCTTACATATTTGTGGGTCTGATGACATGCAAAATTTTGTCAAAGAGAGAACTTATTACAGAAATTATACTCAGGTGCATAATCATGCTAAATATAGTGAGAATAAATATCCCGAAAGAGATAATTGGAATTACGACAGTGATCCTAATCCTTTTGCATTAGAAATACCTGATGCAAAAAATGATAAGATGAGGTTTAAAATTAGAACTCAAGAAGAGCACGATACCTTATGTGAATTTCAGGCACAGAAAAATATCATGTACCAAGCTTTAAGAAAATATTGCAAAAAATATTTTGAGGTACAGACAATTATGAGAGAGTATTTAAAAACTTGTAAGACCACTGATGATGTCAAAAAAGTTTGGGAAGATTTTAACCCAAGTATTTTACAAGTTAATATGGGTACAAATGTTGCCATGAATACTGTGGTTATGATGAGCCAATTAAAATCATTTCATGCAGATAGGTTAGCTAGTGCTTAAATTAGATATCCGAGAAGTCCATTATGAAATGGGTGAGAGCAGTACGGCTTGTTGTCCAATAGCTTTAGCTATTACAGAAAAGTTTTTGGGCACTCATCCAACGGCAACTTCAATATGGAAGAAGAACGGCATCCCCTTGTTTCGAGGGGAAGTCGTCAAGGTGTTTACTGAATACTCAAGATTTTGGCATCCAATTAAAAATAAGATTTATGAATTTAATCATGATGAAAAGATACAAAAATTTATTATCGAGTTTGATGATTGGTATGAGAGTAGTGCAGATATGAAAACATTACCTTTGGAAGAAACAACAATAAATTTTCCAAAACCTACTTGTGTATGGAAATCCGAATTAGGTTTACATCAACCTCAATTCCTATAATATCCCAGATAGAATGGAGAAATTAAATATGGAACAACACGAATATAGCTATCAGCATTTAATTAAAAAATGTGAGGTATCAAAAAAAGATAGAAAAACTTTCTTTGATTTTATTGAAAAGTTTTTTTCAATTACGGGTGATTGTGATGATTTTCACGAGAAAAATATTTTTAATCCTGAAACGAAAAGGATTGCTAATATGGTAAGTGAATTATCAGATACAATTAAAGGCGAACTTTGGAGAGAGTTAGAAAGACAATCTCTATGTGTCATTTATGAAAAAGAAAACCTTGCCATTGAAAGAAATGAAAATGGGGAAATTATTTCATGAATGAAGAAGGAATTTATAAAATATTTATAGAGTGCTCTGGTGGTTTACATACGTTTATCACCGAGCATGATTTTAATGAGTATCAGGAATATGATCGATATCTGAGAAAAGCCATAGATAGCTTTGGCACTCAATGGGGAAACTATCCTGAGAAATGTAAATATAAATTTGAGGATGATAAAAAATGGAAAGAGATAGAGGTTAAAGATTATGTCTTTTAAAATATTAAATACTGACTTTGTTAAAGCTAGTGATGACTGCGAACTATGTGATGAGGATAGTGGATATGTTTGTCAAGATCATGAACGAGATCAAGTAAAGGAAAAATATCCAAAGGCAACCTATCTTGGTGCTGGCGAATGGCTAAAGGGAGATGAAGAAGAATGAGCCTTTATATTGGATTGACTATTCTTGTAATTATTCTTATATTCTTAGGATATAAAATATTTAAATAGGGAGAAATTTAATATGAAAACAATAGCCAGAATACCAATGCACGAACATAAGGAATATTGGATACATCAGCCAATTAAATACTTTGTTGGAGAGATGATATTTAAAGAAGATGAGAATGGTCATAT